GCAACCTCTTTGGCTTATTGGGGAATTTTCAGCGTTGCTTGCAATGCGGCTCGGACAAATTCCCTAATAAGCTACGGCATTTTCCGTTGGCAAATATCCGTGTCGCTGCAAGCATTCGCTTTCTACATCTTCAGCCCTCGTTTTTTCGGTGGATGCATCATCCGCCTTGCGGATTGGATTTGCTTCTCCTGCTCTATCGACTCTACCGATTGGGACAAGGGCTTACCGCACAGGTAGTCGTTCAGGTCTTTGTGTCCGTTATAGTTGTGGGAGAAGTCCCTGATACGTCCGGCAAACTCTCCTGCCAGTTCCCAATACGCATTCCGTCCTGCTTCGTCATTGTCAAGCAGACAGTGTATGCGCTCATACCCGTGCAGCACGTCTATGGCTTTGGATACATTGGAAACGGAATTGAGAATAACGTAATCCTGCCCGTCAAGGTTGGGCATGATCGGGCAGTTCTTCATCCGCAAGGTGAGGAATGAAAGATAGTCCGTCATTCCCTCGAATACGAGGCATTTCTCTCTCGGTTCTCCCGACTGTCGGATATGGCTGATGTCCTTCGGGGCGATGCAACCCTTGAAGAAACGGTTGCGCACCTCATAGCCTCCTGCCACATTCGGGAATCCGATGGCGAAATAGGGTTTACCGTTGTGGACGAAGTGCAGTTCCTTACATTCAACCCGTGCCAATGCGGTATTTATTCCACGTTCCTGCAAATAGCGGAGCAATGCAGGGTGAGTGAGTTTTCTCACCTCCAAATGTTGGAAACTCGGTTCGGATGCCTGCTGGCGAAAAGAGAAAGACACGGGACGGACGTGCGGTGCTTGCTCCGCTATCTTCCCAAGCAGGTAAGGCACATAGTCCGAACCGTAAAGTTCCTGTGCCAATGCGATGATATTACCGCCTTTGCCTGTTCCGAAGTCGTACCATTGGTTGAGTTCGGTGTTCAACTTGAACGACGCTTCCGTTTCCTCCCTGAACGGTGATTTGTACCAAAGGCTTTTGCCCTGCTGCTTGACGGGACTGTAGCCCAGACTTTGCAGATAGTCTGCGATGCGTATATTCTTTGCTTCCTGTGTAGTCATAATCTTCCTATGGTTTTAATGGTGAATGAAAATCGTTGATTCGTTGAATGGCATATGTAACATACTTATATCCATATAAATAGGTCCTCAACATTCGCTCAACAAACCACTCGCCAAAAGAGAAACCGACAATCGGTCGGGGCTTTATGCTCAACTTCTCTTTTGGTCTGTTGAGATTTTGTTGAGAGTGTATATCGCTTATTATCAGTATGATTATATCATTATTCAACAATTCAACAAAAAGACAATGGATTTACAGCGTTTCAAGTTGCTGCCTTGTGACGGTATAGAAGCGTCCCACTCTCCTTATCGACTCATACCGACACTCCCGATTATAGTTCAGTTGGTAGGTAGTGTATGTAAGTCCGTTTAGTGCAGGCGTGAGTTTCCAACATTCCTGCAATACCTTTCTTACTTGGTGCTTCTCCGCCTTGACATACGTGTTTGCCAACAGCGTGAGAATGTCGTTGCAGCAAAAAGAGAAAGTGTCAATACCCGTACTTGCCATGATGTCAAGTACAAGCTCGCTCATCTCAATCTCCAATCGGTTGCGGTTGCTGCGGATAATCTTCTGCAAGGCTTCGGTATGTAGCAATGACGGGGCAAACCACATACGGCTCTCTTTCTCAGTGGATAGCTGCCTGTGCTGCAAGTGGTAAAGGAAGGCTGGTATCTCCGCTTTCAGCTTTTGCAAAAAGTCGGTATCATCGGACTGCAAGCGGTCTATCTTGCGCACCCAATAACGTGTTTCCCCTGCGTCTATGATGACGGGCAGATACTCGTTGTTGGAACACAGCACGAACTTGGCAAAGAACGCAATCTCATCACGGTCTTTGCCTTTGGCTTCCACCTTGTAGGATAATGTGGTACTCAGGTTCTTCAACCGTTCGCTGTCCTCCCTGCGGCTAAGCAGCACTTCATCCACCACGATAAGCAGCTTGCCAGCCCAATCGGAATTGAATTGGCTACGGAAGTCCTCGTTGGTGTTGAATGTCACGTTGTTCTGAAACAGGGCTTTCAGAAAGTTCAGAAACGTACTTTTGCCTGTGTTGCGTTCTTCCGATACCAACAGTAGGATAGGCAACTTTTGGATGGGTTGCAGATATAGCAGTTGCAGGTAGTCCATTCCCAACTCGTATTGCTCCCCGAAGATGTGCTCCACCAACGAACGGATAGAGGGAAAATCACCCTCCATCGGTTTGTGGTCTATCGGTTCATAGAGGTTCAGGAACTTGTCCACTATCGGATGGTAATTCACATGGTCGGGAACCGTGCAGAAGCCGTCATACTTGGGGACGGTGGCGAGATAGTGCTTGCCGTAGTCCTGCCGTAACGTTTCGTTGTTCCACACGATTCGTTTCTTCACATAGCCACCGTTCAGTCGGGGCTGGTTCACTAACTTGTAGAGGGTCGTACCCACTCGGATAAACTCCTCCTTGCAGATGTCCGATTTACTCATTGTTCATACGCTTAAATGGTTGATAAATAATCGTGTGCAAAGTTAGAGAGGGTTGCTTGAAACCTTGATACGCAAATCACAGCAGAATGGCGCAAAAAACACACGGAATGAAAAACTTGCAGCATATCGGAGAATATGGCAATAAAAATCCCGAAGAAACAACCGTCATAGAGGGGTGCTTCTTCGGGATTGCCACATTCCTGTAAATTAATGACAATACGCCTACTCAATTATATATATAGATACATTGTCGGCAATGGGAATACGCATCGGTTTCATTACTTCATGTTGTCATACCAATACACTTTACGCTTGATATTCAGATGATTTTATGCTATTACATAGCGAAAAGAAGATGCTTGTTTTCTCTTTTCGCAAGTACAGCCTTTCAAGTATAGCATTGCGCACCCGTTCCGCTCCGTATGAACGGATGCGGAAAGCGAGGGCGATAACCATTTCAAGGCTGTAAACATCCACACTGATTTTGTCCGATATGCGGATATATCGTTGCACCTCATACTCTTTCAGTATTTCGTTTTTATATACTGTTTTAATTGCTGCACGGACAGATGGAGCGATAACACCGAACAGGCTGACAAGTTCCTCTTCGCTCATCCATACAATTTCATTCGGTATAGTTACTGTACCGTGTTCCGTGATTTCGATGATATTCCTTTTCATTGTCCTGCCATTGATACGTTGTTAAACGATTGGTTCAGCCTGTTGCCGAACAAGGTAAGGTCGCTATCCAGCTTCTGCGTTGTGATTTTTGCGTAGATTTGGGTCGTGACTATGTTCGTGTGTCCCAAAACACGGCTCACGCTCTCAATAGGCATACCCATGCTCAAAGCCAACGTTGCAAAGCCATGTCTGGCACAATGAAACGATATGTCCTTTGTTATCCCGCACTCTTTCATCACCTTTTTCAGTGGTTTGCAGATAGACCAGTAGTTGAGATTGGGGAACACGAGATTATTCTCTTGCAAAGGACGGTAACGCTCTATTATCTGCAAGGGTATATCCAGCAGTTTCACTTGGAACGGCACTTTTGTCTTGTGCCGTTTGGATAATATCCACTTCTCACCGTTCACTTCCACGATATTGTCATAGGTCAGTTCCTTGATGTCCACGAAAGAGAGGGCGGTGAAGCTGGCGAAAACGAAAATATCACGGATATAGGACAGCTTGGCATCCCCGAACTCGTGCGTCATCAACGCTTTCAGTTCGTCTTCCGTTAGGTATTCACGTTCCTTTACATTCGGGCTGATGTGGAATTGGGCGAACGGATTTCTCGGTATCAGACCGTTGAAGTGCGCACGCATGACAACGCCTTTCAGCCACATGCACTTTTCCCATATCGTCCCGTTGTGCAGTCCCGCTTCCGTTGAGAGGTAGGCGGCAAACTCCTTGATGAAGTCGGGCGTAATCTCCAGCATGGACATGTCCGTCCGTCTGTAGAAAGACTTGATGAACGCTGCCACATGGTTTCTCGCCACCACCCGTGAACGGTAGGTTGCCATAACCCTGTCCTTGCCGACACGTTTCTTGAACACCTCGTTTTCACGGTCGAATGCTTTGAGCAATGTCTCGTACTCGCTTCCGATGCCCTGATAGGCATTGCGCACCATTTCTGCAGTTACGAACGCTTCACGGTCGGATATGCGTTGGTAGTGCTTGATGATTTGCGCCTTGATGTTGTCCAATGCCAAATTGATGTCCCGTGCCTCCTTGCTCTTGCCTTTGGCTCGGTTGCCCTTGATGTCCCAAAGCGTTTTCGGGACACTCTGTTTGCAACTGAACTGCGCCACAGTCCCGTTGATTGTCACTCGTCCCATGATGGGGACAATGCCGTTTCTCTCCTTGCTGCCGTTCACGTAGAACAGCACTTTGAATGTACTTCTTGCCATACT